GCCATTGCTCGTAGAGAGAGTGGTTGGCCACCAAACTGGGCCAGACTGTAACGGTAGAGTCTGTCCCACGAAAGTCCAGTCGTAAGACTGGACTGGAGCCATTGAAACAAGTCCGACCTTGGGTGGATCGTACTCGGTGAGGATGGCCTTGACCTCTTTCCAGCGCAAGACTCGTGCCTGCGCGGCCTGCTTTCGTTGTAGACGAAGGATTGTGGCCGGCCTTGGCAGGTGCTTGTCCGGCACTGGAGACATTTGGTCGAGATACATATTCCTCGCTCTGATACTTTCCCGAAGATGGCGTAGAGCTTTGTGGACTCTGACGCTCCCTTTTGGGCGTTGGAGAGAGAGGGAAGCTGTTGCTAGACCTCTTGCCGTTCCTTCGGCTATGGCGGAATCTTCTCGGATTCCCTGTGTCGCTACGGACAATTCGTTGAGACGCCCTTCTATCTCGTGAAGAGTAGAGGAGTAGATCTCCCGTAGTTCCATGGGGAGGAGGGCAGTCTTCCACGCGTCGACCAGATGAAGCTCCTCGTGGAGGAGCTGATGGCTGACATATGCGTGGAATGCTGCTTTCTTCCCGAGGCGAGAGACGCCACCGAAGGGTAAACCGGCTCCACCGAGTTCCTGCGGTAAGGCCAGGTCGACACCAATGCGTCGTAGGTTGGCAATCTCCTTTTGATGGCAGAATTGGAATACTTTTGGTAGTATCTTTTTCTGTCTCGAGGTAGCCCCTTGCCAACTCTCCCAGGCAATGTTCCCCAGTTTGAATTCCGCTGGGATGTCTTTGCGTATGTCCAGCTCGTCCGGCTGGACTACCCTTCCCATATGCACAATAGGTGCCGTCGTGATCAGATACGGTACCTGAATGGGCAGGTTGGGAGCCATTTGAGGAGTACGCCAGTGCATTCGGTAGTAGATCCCGCAGAATATCCCTATAAATGGGGATGTTATCTCTTTTGGTAGGTTGTTCTTTAAGCCAACCAATTGTAGGTTTCTCTGGTATTTCCCAACTGTGTTGGGTGACCAGATTGCTGCGAGATCGTCTCCGTGCACTACGTACCTCATGGCTTCGCTTGAGTCGACCTGGTCGAACTCTGCACACCACATGTTTATTATGTTGAGGATTGGCCAGACGATTGGGAGCCCCATTAAGATTCCTTTCTTTTGCTCCATAGTTGCTCTTGGATATTGGAGCTTCTTGGAGGAGAGGATTCTTAGTCCCAGTTGATGCTCTTCTTTGGGTAGGGATAGTGCTCTTGATATCCCTTCCCATAGAGCCTTGGCTGCAGATATTGGTATTGTATCTGTAGCTGCCACCAGATCCGCGGAATATAGAGAGTGCCTTGGACTGGCACTTGCCGCGGCTTTGTTGAGTCTCCTCAACACCTTGGGTCCTCG